CTTTTGATGACGCGCAGGAGACATACACTGCTCGTTACACAATGGAAACGATTGCTCTTGCTTTTAGCATTACCGAAGAAGCAGTTGAAGATAACTTATATGATAAGTTAGCTTCGCGGTACACCCGAGCTCTAGCTCGTTCAATGTCGCAAACAAAGCAGATTAAGGCTGCGACAATATTGAATAACGCTTTTACGGCAGGGGCTTCGGCCATTGGTGATGGAGTGGCTCTTTGTAGCGCTTCTCACCCCTCGTTAAGCGGCAATCAAAGCAACGTCCTAAGCACAGCGGCGGATCTTAATGAGACTTCTTTGGAGTCTATTATGATCGGTATTGCTGGTCTTACCGATGAAAGAGGCTTGAAAGTAGCGATTAGAGGAATGAAACTTTTGATTCCTAAAGAACTTCAGTTCATTACGGAACGAGTTTTAAACTCTACGCTGAGATCAGGCACATCAGATAACGACGTAAATGCCATGAAGAGTATGGGAATGCTTCCAGACGGTGCGGTGGTAAACCACTTCCTCACTGATACGGATGCATTTTTTGTCAAAACCGATGCTCCAAACGGCTTTAAGTTGTTTAACCGGACTCCGATCCGCACAGCAATGGAAGGAGACTTCGATACAGGCAACATGCGTTTTAAAGCGCGTGAAAGGTATGCCTTCGGAGTGTCTGACTGGCGATGTGTTTTCGGTACACCGGGAGCGTAGAGCACTGAAGCTAGAAGGGGGTCTAAAAGCCCCCTTCTTTTTATTTACAGCTTAATGAGGCCCTAACAGGGTTCCAATAGGAGTTCAGATGGCTAATCCACATTTTCAAAACCAAATACTTTGGGCAGGCAATAATGTTGCCTCCAAGGCAAAGAAAGACACCCCCATGTTTCTTCCGATCGCTTCGGATCAAACTTTTTACTGCTACAGTAATGATTTCTTCAGCTTCAATTCCGGCGACTGGACCATTACCACTACTGAAGCCGGTACGGGAAGCGCAACAGAAGCGGTTACATCGGGCGCTGGCGGGCAGTTGTTGATTACTAATGCCGCGGGCGATGACGATTTAGATTTTCTTCAATTAAAAGGCGAGGGTTTTTTAATTGACGGAGACAAAAGAGCGATGTTTGAAGCACGGTTTAAGTGTAATGACGTAGACCAATCAGATATTGTGATGGGCTTAGGTATTACGGATACTTCGCCTTTAGACACCACAGACGGGATATTCTTTCTTTCCGCAGATGGTGACGCTGGTTTGGACTTTTTAATTGAAAAAGACAACAGTGCAACAACCACAGAAGACGTTGCAACGCTGGCAGACGACACTTTTATTACGGTCGCCTGGTATGTTGATCCGAACGCTTCGCTTGTTTATTACTCAATAAACCATGCTGAACCCGTTGGTGTTGCAAACACCAATCTACCAGACAACGAGGAACTAACGGTTTCTTTTGGCATTCAGAACGGCGAAGCCTCTGCGCAAACGTTGACCATAGATTACATTACAGCTTTAGTCGCAAGGTAAAACGGAGGCTGTTATGGCAGACGCAGTAAATGTAAGCACCGTACAGGACGGTCCACGACACGCTGTTTTCTATCTTACGAACACTAGTGACGGTACGGGAGAGGCCGCCGTCACTAAGATAGATGTATCGGCGTTGTCTTCAAGTGCGGACGGGGACACATGTACAGGTGTAAGGATAGAAGAGGTTATTTTTTCTACCGTGGGCATGGGCGTGAAACTGTTGTGGGACGCTACCACAGATGTATTAATTGTGGAATTACCCCAAAATTACTCAGATACACTTGATTTTAGTGATATAAGTGGTCTTCCCAATTATGCGGGATCTGGTAAAACAGGGGATGTCCAGTTAACTACTGTAGGCCACACAAGTGGAGACACCTACGCAATGACCATAACCTGTATAAAAGAATACTAATGTCCTTGGTCCGGCTAAATGAATTTTTACACAGGTCTTGAAAAAGAGGTCAGTGCGGAAATACGAGAGTGGTCGTTAAATACGTTAGAACAGCCTAACCCCGCTTACAACAATTTCCCCGCCTGCCCTTTTGCCGCAAAGGCGTGGACCGACGATAAAGTAGGCATCGTTTTTAAATACGATGCCTCTTTCCAGCCCCTTTATTCTATTATTTCAGCGTACGACGATCGGTTTGAGCTCATTATTTTAGTGGACTTAGACTATGAAGTAGCTGAAGAAAAGTTCCACCAGCGTTTGGAAGGTTTAAATGAAGCCATTGCAGACGGGATCTTTATAGATAAAGACATATACCTGATGGGTTTTCACCCGGAAACAGAGGCCAATGATCTTTTGGACGACTCTGAGTTTGAAACAACCATAGATACGCTGTACGGCATGGTTTTTATCCAACGATTAAGTTTGCTGTGTAAGGCCTCTGAAAAATTAATGAGTAAGGGCTATTATAAGCGTGATCATGGTAATTATGACGTAAAGGCGATTTTAGCTAAACGTAATGAACTTTATAGGAGATTTAAAAGTGGGCGATAACAAAACATCACAGAGAAAACGTTTGGCGATGGGTGAAAAAGCGCCGCAAGGAAAGTCCCCTGTTAAATTACGTGGCGGCGGTATGGTTAAAAAAACCGGCGTTAAACGGATGAAAAAGGGCGGAAAAGTTAAATAAATGGCTACTTCAAGCTCAAAAGACTTCGAATTAGATGTTTCTGATTATATTGAAGAAGCGTTTGAACGTTGTGGGCTAGAAGTTCGCACGGGCTATGACTTAAAAACCGCTAAACGCTCCTTGAATTTAATGCTGGCTGATTGGGCCAACCGTGGTCTAAACCAATGGACGATTAAGCAAACGTCTATTACGTTAGCCACGGACATTTCTGAGTACCCCGCGGGAACCTTAACGATGTCTGTTGGGGCTAGTGGTAGTTTTACGGTAGGGGAAACAATTACGGGCAGTATAAGTGCCGCAACTGCAAAAATTACGAGCAAGCCCTCTACAACCAGTTTCGCAATTACCATACCTACAGGAACTTTTTCTAATGGTGAGACGTTAACTGGCGGAACAAGTGCCGCAACAACTACTTTATCCGCAGCCGTCGATTTAACGGACTTTAAGTCCACGATAGATTTTTTATCTGTTGTGATCCGAAGAGATGGCACGGATTTTGCGGCGGATAGGTTGAGTCGCTCGTCCTATTTAAATATACCTACAAAAACAACCACAGGAAGACCTTCCCAGTTTTTCTTAGACCGTCAGATACAACCCGTATTAAAAATATGGCCTGCTCCAGAAAATAGCACAGATGTGGTTATTTTTAACCGTTTGATGCGAATGGATGACGCGGACATTTTTACCAACAACATGGAAATACCTTTTCGTTTTTACCCTTGTTTAGCCGCGGGGTTGGCGTACTACTTGGCTATGAAACGTGCGCCCAATCGAATACAGCTGCTTAAAGAAATTTATGAAGAAGAGTTCGACCGGGCTATGGTAGAAGATCGGGATAGGGCCTCTTTTAACATCACACCTGATGTAACAGGGACTGTCCTTGCATGAGTAAGTTTGCTTCAGGAAAACATGCGTTAGGTATTTCTGACCGATCTGGTTTCGCCTATAGGTTAAATCGGATGAAAAAAGAGTGGACGGGCGCATTAGTTGGCTTTGATGAGTGGGAGGCAAAAAGCCCCCAGATAGAGCCTTTTCCTAAAGTAGACGATCCGCAGGCGTTAAAAAACCCACGGCCCGACAGAACCGAGGCACTTGTTATTTATGTTGGGGTTAGAGAGCCAATGGTAGAGGTTTTTATACCCACTAAAGCCTCCGGTAACGTAGGTTCAGTAACGGTAACTACAACATGAGCTATACATACACCACATTAAAGGCCGCTATTCAGGACTATACCCAGAATACGGAAACCAGCTTTATTAAGTATTTAGAAAATTTTATTAAAAACGCAGAGGAGCGCATTTTAAAGAATATTCAGTTAAGTTATTTCCGTAAAAACCAATCTGGTACAACCGCTAATAATAACAAGTACCTAGCTGTTCCAGGCGACTTTTTAGCGCCTTATTCTTTAGCGGTCACCAGTAGCAGCGAGCATGTTTTTCTTGAATTTAAAGACGTGGACTTTGTTCAAACCTTTAATCCGAATGCGGCAACTACAGGGACACCCCGGTTTTATGCCGTTTTTGACGTAAATAACTTTATCTTAGGGCCAACGCCCGATGGAGCATATACCGCAGAGCTCCACTATTACTACCGCCCGGAAAGCCTGACGCAAAGTAAATTTAATCTTACGGTAAGTAGCGTTACTGGAACGTTTCAGGCTTCCGAGACAATTACGGGGGGAACTAGCGGGGCTGTAACCACTATTTCTTCTATCACAAGTTCGACCGTTTTCAACATAATCATACCCAGTACTGATTTCACAGTAGGGGAAACTGTGACCGGGGCAACCAGTGGGGCAACCGGAACCGTGGTATCTACTAGTGCGGACACAACCAAAACCTGGTTAAGTGAAAATGCACCGTTAGCTATATTATACGGCTCTTTAGTAGAAGCCTATACGTACATGAAAGGCGATGCTGCGTTGATGCAGGAATATGAAAAACGGCTAGGAGAGTCAATTATAGCAATGAAACTTTTCGGTGAATCTAAAGAGCCTACCGATGAGTACAGGGCCGGTAAAGTTATTAGGCCGAAGCAATAATGTTTAGCGTAAGCGTAGAATCTGAGGTAGGCTGCCCTATAGTCGTTACGACAACGGACAGAGGCATGAATGCCGAAGAATGGGCCGAGATTGCGGTTAAGCGCATCGTCTTTATTTCTGCGGACACCCCGATGCCATTGCGTGAACAAGCCCTTGCGTATAGAGCTCAAATAAAGGCCTTGTTAGTAGATTACTTTCATAAAGTTGCTCAAAGTGAACGGACAACTATAAAGGTGTTGCTAGAAAAGCAAGGGCATTCGGACATAGCTAAAAATATAGAGGATATATAAATGGCAATAACACAAGCCATGTGTACAAGTTTCAAGAAAGAGTTGCTTGAGGCTAAACACAACTTTCTCCTTAGTGGTGGCAGCACGTTTAATATAGCGTTGTATACATCAAGTGCTTCTTTGGATGCGACCACAACAGCCTATACAACTAGCAATGAAGTCTCCGGTACAAACTACACTGCTAAAGGTAATAGCTTAACCCGTGTAAACCCTTCCACTAGTGGCACTACGGCCTTGACTGATTTTGATAACACTACTTGGTCCTCTAGCACTATTACGGCAAGAGGGGCCATGATTTTTAATGACTCGGTTAGTGGCGACCCTTCTGTATTGATCCTTAACTTTGGCGCAGACAAAGCATCTAGCTCTGGAGATTTTACGATTGCGTTTCCTGCGGCAGATGCCAGTAACGCCATTATAAGGATTGCGTAAATGTCGTTAGTTGTAGCAGATCGAGTTAAGGAAACCTCTACTACTTCTGGTACAGGTACGCTTACTCTGGGCGGTGCTGTAGACGGATATCAGGCTTTCTCTGTTATAGGGAATGGGAACACTACCTATTATGCGCTTATTGACGGCACAAGCTGGGAGGTGGGGTTAGGAACCTACACTTTAAGTGGCACAACATTGGCTCGGACAACAATACTGTCCTCCTCAAATTCAAACAATGCAGTAAACCTTTCCACAAACAGCAAAGAGGTCTTTGTAGTATACCCAGCGGGTAAGGCTGTTTATAAGGATGCGTCAGATAGTGTCACGCTTGGGGCCGACCTAACGCTTGGGGATGACCTGATCCTTGACTCAGATAACTCGGTTATTCATTTTGGTGCCGATCAAGATGTAACGTTACATCATGACCATAATTCAGGGCTTACGCTATCCGCAGGTGCTAATGCCACAGTATTAAATCTCACTTCAACAGAAGCTGGGTCTGGCGTGGGACCAACAATTAATCTTATTAGAGACTCTGCATCTCCAGCAGCTAGTGATCAGTTAGGTTATTTAAACTTTATTGGAGAAGATGCTGGCAGTAACCAAACAAACTATGCTCAAATTTTTGCAGTTATTACTGATCCTGGAAGTGGCTCAGAAGACGGTAAGTTATCTTTTTATACCATAACAAACGGTTCTTCAGTATTAAGTTTAGACCTAAGTGGTGCTGCTTTAACAGTCAGCGGCAACATCGTTATTCCAAATGCAGGTAACATTGGGTCTGCTAGTGATACAGATGCTATAGCTATATCTTCTGGTGGTGTTGTTTCATTTAGCCAAGTGCCTACATTCCCTGATGATACTATTGAAACAGCAGACATTCAGGACAATGCCGTTACGCTTGCAAAAATGGCAGGACTTGCAAGAGGTAAAATTATTTATGGGGATGCAAGCGGTGATCCTGCTGCACTTGCAGTTGGGTCTGCAAACACATTCTTAAAAACAGATGGGACAGATGTTTCTTGGGCTAGTCCGTCTGTTGCATTAGATGACATAGCAACAGGTGACGCAGCAGCTACATTAGCTACTAGTGCAGGAAATATTACGATTGATGCCCAAGGTAGTGACACCGATATTATTTTGAAAGGGACGGATGGTGGCGCAGATACAGTTTTTTTGACTGTTGACGGTAGTGATGGAGGAACAGCGTTATTTGCCCATGATGTTAAATTAGCTAATGATGGGGCTGTATTGGGATTCGGGTCAGGGAACGACGTTACATTAACGCACGTACACGATTCCGGATTAACGCTATCCGCAGGTGCTAATGCCACAGCATTAAATCTCACTTCAACAGACGATGGAGGTTCTGTTGCACCAACAATTAATCTTATTAGAGACTCTGCATCTCCAGCAGCTAGTGATCAGTTAGGTTATTTAAACTTTATTGGAGAAGATGCTGGCAGTAACCAAACAAACTATGCTCAAATTATTGCGGTAATTACTGATCCTGGAAGTGGCTCAGAAGACGGCAAGTTATCTTTTTATACGGTAACCAGTGGTTCTAATACATTAAGTTTAGACCTAAGTGGTACTGCTTTAACAGTAAGTAACAATATAGAACTAGCAAGTGATGCGGCGGAATTAAAGTTTGGTGCAGATAGCGACGTTACATTAACGCACGTACACAATACCGGGCTGTTACTGAACAGTACGATGGCGCTGCAATTTAACGATGCCTCACAATATATTAATGCTCCAAGCGCAACTGTATTAGACATAACCGCTACTGACGAAGTAGAAATTAATGCGACGTTAGCGGATGTTAATGCAAACTTGGATGTGTCCGGTACTTACACGGGTGGTGGCACGATGACCACTGGTGGAAACATTGTAATACCTGATGCTGGAAACATAGGATCGGCCTCTGACACAGATGCGATGTCTATATCTTCTGGCGGTGTAGTTGCTTTTAGCGCAGTCCCCACTTTTCCTAACGACACCATTGAAACGGCGGATATACAAGACAACGCAGTAACGCTTGCAAAAATGGCAGGGATAGCCAGGGGCAAACTGATTATAGGGGATTCTAGTGGAAATCCCTCAGTTATAGGGCCGGGGAATAATGCCCAGGTTTTAACCTCTGATGGAACCGATATAGCGTTTGCTGATGTCACCGCTTCGTCCTTAGCCGCAGACAATATAACGACAGGCGATGCCGCAGTGTCTATTGCGACAACTTCTGGAAACATCACAATAGATGCTCAAGCAAATGATACCGATGTCATTATTAAGGTGGATGATGCGGGGTCCTCTGTAACTGCGGTGACCTTTGACGGTAGCGATGAAGGCAACGCGATATTTGTAAATGACATTCAATTAAAATCTGATGGGGCTTTGCTTGAGTTTGGGGCTGATTTAGATACTACCCTTACTCATACGGACGGAACGGGCCTAACTCTCAACAGCACAAATAAGTTAACTTTTGGTGATGCCGCTTCTTTTGTACAGCAGTCGGGAGATGGTGTTTTAAGAATAGATGGCGAAGCTACCATTGATCTAAATGCTTCAACAGCTGTGACAGTCAGCAATGATCTGCAACTGGATAGCGACGCGGCAGTTCTCGGGTTTGGGGTAAACAATGACGTTACATTAACGCACGTACACGATACTGGACTGTTGTTAAACGGAACAATGCAGTTGCAGTTTAATGATGCTAGCCAAAATATAACTGCCCCAAGTGCGACTGTGCTAGACATTAATGCTACGGATGAAGTAGAGATTAATGCAACACTAGCCGACGTTAATGCGAATCTCGATGTCTCAGGAACGTATCAGGGTGGCGGGACGATGACCACCGGCGGCAATATCGTGATCCCTGATGCCGGGTACATCGGTGTTGCAAGTGATACCGACGCGATACAGATACGATCTGATGGAAATGTAGCTATTGGAGGGTCAGCCTCCGACACAATAGGACTGTATGTCCAGAACACCACGACTGGCGATATAGTGGGCCAATTTACCCAAACTCATATCAGCAACAGTACTAATGCAGTGCAAGTTACGCAAGCAGGGACCGGAGCGGGACTTTATGCACAAGTTGAATTAGGCACAAATTCAGCGGTTTTCGGGTTTCACAACTCAAGCAGTTCAGTCGGGATCGGAACACGCGGCTATTCCAAAAGTGGCTACGGGGTTTACGGACAAACCGGATCTAGTAGCTACGCCGGAGTCGTCGGCTACAGCGAAAACGCATCACAATACGCGATCCTCGGATACGCCAATACTTATGGCGTTTACGCGACAACCGTTACATGCGTTGGCGCAATGTCAAAAGGCTCGGGCACGTTTCGTATTCCCCATGGCCTAAGAGAAAATTGGGACCTTTGTCACAGCTTTATAGAAGGGCCGCAATGCGATTTAATTTACCGAGGTAGAGTGGACCTTGTTAACGGACGAGCTACCATTTCGATGAACACAAAATATGGAATGACTGCCGGTACATTTGAGTGGTTAACAAAGGACGTACAAACATTCACATCGAATGAAACCGGATGGGACGCTGTGAAATCTAGCTTTTCTGGTGACACGATCACGATTGAATGTCAAAGCACATCCTCGACAGACACGATTTCATGGATGGTAGTCGCAGAGCGCAACGATCCAAACATCAAATCATCCAGCATAACGGATTCGAATGGCGATCTGCTTATCGAACGTCCAAGTGACCCGCTGCCACCACCACCATCACCGCTATGATAGGAGACAAATTATGAAATGGGTTATTGATAGATTTAAAGAGCCGTCGAGTTACGCGGCAGCGGGAGCCGCTATTATGGGAATCGGTATGCTGACAGGGCAGAATTGGCTGATTTTGATTGGCATCGTTGGCGGGGTACTGGGCTTTGTGCTGAAAGAAAAGGGCGTGATCTGAGGTCCATAAAAGATGTTTACCTTACAGACCTTTTCGGAAAATGCCTTCGCAGGGATCGGGCTAACGGTCAATGTCACGGGCGTAGTTGGCACGGGAGAAATCCAAGGTGTCTTGGTTTGGGATAACATTGTTCCCGCTCAAGATCCAAGCTACAGCCCAATAACGCCTAGTCAAAGTCCAAGTTATGGCGCAATAGCCCCGGAACAAGATCCCGGATGGAAAGACATAGCAGCATAGGAACCTATTATGGCAAGCACATATTCAGCCAATAACGGCATGGAAAAACCTGCAAAAGGGGATTTGGACGGAACATGGGGGGACATGGTTAATGAAAACATGGACATCATCGACCGTGCCTTATCCGGGGTTGGCACCATAACGCTCAGTGGTACAACACATACTTTGACGACCACAGATGGCGGGGTAACAGACGGTCAATTTAAAGTTCTGGTACTAAGTGGCAGTCCTAGTGGAACAAACACAATTACCATTAGCCCTTCGGATCAGCAAAAATTATATTTTGTTGTTAATAGCAGTGGTCAGTCCGCTACTTTTACACAAGGCACGGGCTCTAATGTAACAGTCCCCAATGGCGGCTCGGACATTATCTATGCGGATGGCGGCGGTGACGATGCTGTCGTCACCAGCGTTCTTAGTAAGACGTTAACTACTGGGAACATTATTATTCCAAACGCAGGAAACATTGGTTCAGTGTCCGATACAGATGCGCTCGCAATATCTTCAGCGGGTGTTGTTTCGTTATCGGCCAACCTGGTTCTTGATAGCGATTCGGCTGTCTTGAAATTTGGCGACGATCAAGATGTTACAGTGACTCACAACCACAATTCTGGTTTAGCACTTAAAAATACAGGTACTAGTGCTAGTCCAGCTACGTTTGTGTTGCAAACAGGTGATACTGATGTTGCCGCCGCAGATGTATTAGGCAAGGTTCAGTTTCAAGCACCCGATGAAACTAACGGCACAGA